CCTGAGTTGTCTTGGGAAGAGATTCACAAACCTGTGGATAATGAAGAGGATGCGAAATCATTTGAGATGATGATAAAGGACAGTAAGAACATGATTTTAGATATGTATAAGGAGAGGGTGTTCAATGACTGAAAAAATAAAAGATAAGTATACTTGGGTTACTAACGATAAAGATGAGAACCAATATATAGGGCTCACACCAAAAGCAGAGACATTCCAAGGTGTCATCTATAAGTATACTAAGGTTTCCATACCAAGTCCAGAAGAAATGAAAGATAAAAGTGACTTGCCATTACGGTTTGAGTATGATATAGTTGATTCTAATAATTTACCAGAGGAATGGTTTGCAGAACAGTTTAATAATCTTGCAGGCGACATTTTAGTGGATATATTAGAGGATCAAGTGAGAGAAGGAAAAGTTCAGTTTGCGAACCTTATTTCTGAAGATTAAATTGTTTTTCTGGCGATTTCGCAAGAAGAAGGATTATGGTGATGACATCTACCCAGGCTAAACTATTGACATTCGGGTGTAGTTATAGTGATGAAAACTATATTCGTGCGACACTGAAAGACCCCAATCTGAGAGACACTCTGAAGTGCGAGGGTTTACGTATTGGAAACTATGTAGACCCCTTTCCTTTCTGGCCCACTCTACTTGCAGAACGTCTTGATATGCAGTTAGAGAATTATGCACAGATGGGATTAGGTAATGATGGGATACACAGTATCTTTATGGACAAAATATTAAATGCAGAGAACGTAGGACTTGTAGTCATCATGTGGACTGAGGTGATGCGAATGAGTTTTGAACAGGTCAAGAAAAATGGTGTGTTCTCGACTAAGAACGAGTGGTTCAAGGTCAAGATAGGAGCTGGGTCTAAGAACGATGAGTTCAGAAAGAAACAGTTAGAGGTAGAGGAAGTACTGAGTAAACAAGGTCTGGTTAACCCTGTTGCACTTCTTAGACGTTCCCTGAGACTGTTCTACTCTGCACAGTGCATATTAGAATATAAGAAAATACCGTACCGCATGATTATGGGTATGCCGCCTAGTAAGGTTGAGTTCCAAAATAAGATTAGTAAGGCGTTGGTTTCTTCTCCTTATTTCAGTGTGATGAAACATTACATAGGTTGGCCATTGTATGAACCATTAGAAGGGTTCTGTTGTGCAGACATGATTAAGGGGGAGTTCATCAACTCCACTAACATACACCCTAATGCACGTGGTCAAGAACTGATAACAGATGAGATATGGGAGAATCTATGACGCAGACAATTGAAAGAACCGCTCTTAGTCAACTCTTGACAAATGAGGACTATGCACGTAAGGTGATGCCTCACATGAAGGGGGATTATTTTAGTGACAGGACAGAACGTACCGTATTTGAGGAAATCCAGAAGTTCGTAGAGAAGTACAATGCACTACCGACTAAGGATACCTTAGAGATTGAGATTGATACACGGCGTGATCTCAATGAAGATGACACTAAGAAAGTGTTAACAGTTGTGAATGAGTTATCAGTGGATGATAATATAAACGCTGATTGGTTGATAGAAACTACAGAGAAATTTATTAAAGATAAGGCGGTGTACAATGCGATTGTCGAAGGTATTCAGATCATTGACGGAAAAGATAAGAACAGAGGTGCAGATGCAATCCCGAGCATTCTCACAGATGCCCTTGCTGTGGGTTTTGATAATAGGGTGGGCCATGATTATCTTCTGGACGCAGACTCCAGATTTACTTATTACCATACCGTAGAAGAGAAGATTCCGTTTGACTTGGAGTTCTTCAATAAGATTACGAAGGGTGGGCTACCACCTAAGACTCTGAACATTGCACTCGCTGGTACTGGTGTTGGTAAGTCTCTGTTTATGTGTCATGTCGCTGCAAACTGTATGAGTCAAGGTAAGAACGTCCTCTACATAACACTAGAGATGGCAGAGGAACGTATCGCAGAACGTATAGATGCAAATATGATGAACATAAGTATGGAGGACTTGCATGATCTTCCTAAGAAGATGTTTGACAACAAGATAGAGAAGATTATCAAATCCACCAGTGGACAACTCATAGTCAAGGAATATCCTACCGCCTCTGCACATACTAATCACTTTAGGGGGTTGATAAAGGAACTTGCGATTAAGAAGAGTTTCAAACCAGATATCATATTTATTGATTATCTGAATATATGTGCATCAACACGGTTCAAAGGAGCTACTAATGTCAACTCTTATATGTACATTAAATCTATTGCTGAGGAACTTAGGGGACTCGCAGTTGAAACAAACGTCCCGATTATGTCGGCTACACAGACCACAAGGAGTGGGTTCTCCAATAGTGATGTTGGGTTGGAAGATACGTCAGAATCTTTTGGTCTACCTGCTACGGCTGACCTCATGTTTGCGCTCATTTCTAATGAGGAACTTGATGCACTTGGACAAATCGCAGTCAAACAGTTAAAGAACAGGTACAATGACCCTACAATGAACAAGAGGTTTGTCATTGGTATTGATCGTGCAAAGATGAGACTGTCTGATGTCAAACTGAGTGAACAACAGGGACTACAGGATGCGAACCAGACAGATGACATACCAGATGCATTTTCAGAACCAGTGTTTGACAACACAGACTTCGGGGGGTTCAAAGTGTGATAATACTGTTAGTCACATTACAGTTATATGGTGCAACTATTACAATAGATGTAGAGAGAATGTATGGCGCAATGAGTATTGATAGATGTCGAGAACTATTACCAATAATGATATTGGAATACGGCGCTTCAGATGGACATTGTTGGAAAGGCGATATATTAAAACCCACAGAAAATATATGAAGGAGTAATTATGAACGATTTTTTAAAGAGTATCATCAAAGATGTAGGGAATGAATATGCGGCACTTGCAGCCGATGGAGTGGAGGCAGGTGATGTTGATACCTTTATTGACACTGGTAGTTATATCTTCAATGCACTATTAAGTGGTTCTCTGAATGGTGGACTACCCTCTAACAAGATAACTGCACTCGCTGGTGAAAGTGCAACTGGTAAGACATACTTCCTGATGGGTATAGTAAAGAACTTTCTAGACAGACATCCAGACGCAGGCGTGATATACTTCGAAAGTGAAAGTGCAATTACCAAGAGTATGATTGAGGATCGAGGTATTGATGCACAACGCATGGTGGTGATGCCTGTCACAACAGTGCAAGAGTTTCGTCATCAGGCGATACAGGTATTGGACTCCTATCTTGCACAGAATGAAGCAGATCGTAAACCCCTGTTCCTGTGCCTAGACTCACTTGGTATGTTATCTACCACTAAGGAGATAGAAGACACAACAGAGGGTAAAGAGACACGTGACATGACTAGAGCTCAGGTTTTGAAAGCGGCGTTTAGGGTACTCACTCTCAAACTAGGTAGGGCAAAGGTTCCTATGGTGGTCACTAACCATACCTATGATGTTGTCGGTTCCATGTTCCCCACGAAAGAGATGGGTGGGGGTTCTGGACTCAAGTATGCGGCATCATCTATTATATACCTCTCCAAAAAGAAGGAGAAGGATGGTACTGAGGTCGTAGGTAATATTGTACACTGTAAGAACCATAAGTCAAGGTTGACTGTAGAGAATAAAATGGTAGATGTGCGACTGACATATGACAAGGGGTTAGATCGATACTATGGACTGTTAGACCTTGCAGAGAAATACGAGATATTTAAGAAGGTGTCCACAAGGTTCGAATTACCAGATGGTAGTAAACAGTTTGGTAAGACAATCATGAATGACCCAGAGACATATTTCACTGAGGACATTATGAAACAGTTGGATACAGCTGCACAGAAGGAATTTAAATACGGTCAACAAGAGGAGTCCGAAGATGTTGGAAGTGATTGAGAACGCCTGTACTCCATTTTATCTGGATACTCTCAAACATCATGCGATGAACGCAAACACATGGCATATGAGGTATCCAAATAATAGTCCTGACAAACACCTAAAGATGGACATTATAGAGAATGATGTCAAACAACCAGTACTCGCTGGTCTTGCGATGGGACTGTTGATACACTTGTATGGCCAACGTCAAGACCTATTTCTTCCTGATGTATCATATTGCGGTATCGGACTCAAGGATAGACATAGACTAGATAATCCACACACAGACCACGTAAATGACCCCGATTACATCAAGATATTCGGTGTAATTAACAGTGATTGGGGCCCTCAAGATGGTGGTCTGTTCATGCATGGTGATGAGGCGATACCTTGCGTACCTTGTTCATTTATAGTATTTGATCCACGTATCACACATCATGCATCTGAAATTACTTCAGATAAAAAGAGGTTGGGTATCGATTTTACTGTAAAGAAAGTTTAAAAGGTACTTGACTTTTATTCAGTAATATGCAATTATAGACATACTAACGAATCAATACAATTCTGTGTTGACTTGCTAAATTGATACTCAGGCGATTTTGCCAAGAAGGGTATCATGAAAACACAGTCAAAAGGAGATTTAATATGTGTTTTATTACTTGTGAAAATGCGATTGAGAAATTCAATCCAAAGGCTAATCCCGCCTGTAATAATGGGGATGTAACTGTAGAATGGTTTGGTACTGCACCAGTGAATACTGGAAATCGTGCTTATCAACGTGAGAAAATTGCAAATGATTTGTGGAAACAGAATATTTTGCGTACCATGCTCATTACCATTTATGCTGGAATTCCAGAAATTCACATTCGGGTTATGAAAACTAAAACTGGATACAAGTTTGAAGTTGTTGATGGTCAACAGCGTATAAGTGCCCCTTTAGGTTTTCTTGCTGGTGATTTTCCTATGCCAAACGATATGAAAATTGATGGTATGGACATCAGTGGTATGTACATTGAAGAGTTGAAGGAAAAATATCCTAGTGTTGTAGAGCGTTTGAAAGAATATCGTATTGCTTGTAAGTGGTATGAGGGTCTTACGGATGCTATGACTTCTGATTTATATGTGAATGTTCTTAACAATGTTAACGATCAGAAACCACAGGAAATTCGTAATGCTGTTTTAGGTTTTTATTCTGATTATGCACGTAATGTTTCTCGTTTTGAGGATTTGCATGATCTTTTTACTCGTATCACGGTTAAGACCAAAAAGAGCGAGAAGAGGCAACTGAAGTATTTTTCTACCAAATTTACTTTGAAGGGTCGTATGGAAGTTGATGAGTGGTTATCTGAACTGATTTATCTCTGGAAGAATGATATGCGTTCTGGTATTACTCAAGACAAACATTACAAATGGGTTGTTAGTCAGCAGTTGCCTACAGGTGAGTATTCCTCTACCTTTACCGACAAGAAAAAGGTTGATGAACTTTTGAACTTTGCTTTTTCTATTATTCGGTCAGTTCCTAAGACTTACAAAGAAAAACTAAATTCAATGACTTCTTTGATTTTAGTTCTTTATGCCAATGATTTGAGGAAACGATTTGGAACGGTAATTCCAGAAACTTATGTCTCAAGTTTCTTTGATGTTTATGATCGGTGGTCTGACACTTCTAAAAAGTTGTATGTGAATGAACTTACTGATAATGGAAATCAGATGCCTCCTTTTTCAGAATTGTTCGGTGGTAAAAATGCTAATGCTATCAAAACTATTATCAGTGTTCTTGATCGTGAGATGAAAAAAGATATGAGTGCTTTCGGTGTTATTGAAATGGATATGCGTGAAACTTTCAAACGTGCTGACATTATCAAAAAGTGGAAAGAACAAGGTGGACTTTGTTATTACACTGGTGAACCTCTTGATGAGGATAATCTTGCTGGTGATCACTTCATTCCTCGTTCTTGGGGTATTGACAAAGGTGGTGTTACTGAATATCATAACCTTGTAGTTTGCTCGAAATCTTTGAATGGAAAAAAGGGCAACATGAATGGTGATGACTTCAAGGCAATGTTATCAAAGGATACTGCATGAACCTATTTGAGTTAGAAAAAGAAACTAAGCACCAGAAGACAGTTCGTCTTCTGGTGTATCCTAATATCACTTTCCAGAAAGATTTGGAGAAGGACAGTTATATTCAAGTAATCAAGAAACAGATAAAACTGCTCAACGAGATTCGTGATGACCTCTGGTTCTATCTGATACTTCCTAAACCAGTGCCATCGTTACAGTTTGACAATGTGACACAGATGTATATTGACCTACCAACATATCCACCAACTATGCGTTCACATTTTGATGTATCTAAGTTACAGAAGATGATTGATGGTAAACTTGACTTTGATTTGGTTATGTGTCATTTACCAGAACACGCACACGCTTTGAAAAATACATTATATAATGTGACGCACCATATTCCGCCATTTTTTGGA